TTGACGAATTACTTAAGTGTTGGGATTCCATGTGGTTCGATTAATTTCTCAAGTAATTGTTGCTGCCCCTTGAGAAAAGATAGCAATAAATTTTCTCCCCCAACACCCGCTGCTGCTCTGGGCTTCTCTTGTTCCCCTGGGGTAGGATCGAATCCAAATCTAGAAGGACCCACAAATTCAGGATCACTATGGTTAGACATAACCCCATCCTCTACCGAAGCTACTGCCTGACCTCTTTCAAAAGATAAACTTAAAAGAGACGCAGAATCGACACCTGGAACTACCCCATCATTAACTTTCAAGCGGTGAGTATTTCCACCCTGTTCAAAACTTGCTTCACCCGCTAGTAACATTCCTATTGACCCGTAAATACTATCCCCAATTAAGCCTACTCTTTGGTCTGCATCCCCATAGGACCTAATATCTTTCACAGTTTCCTTTGTGGATCCCCCCTCTAAAGTCAATCTATACGCAAGGTAAGCAGTACCTTCATGCGAATGATCGCTGCTCGAAAGCCTTTCGTGAATTTTTGTTTGCTCAATTTCACCCCTCACTTTTTTAAGTGCTGATGCCTGTTCTGAAGATACAGGCTGTCCATTTGCCTTAGCAGTGACGGCTTCTTTAGCAAGAATTGCCCGCTGACATTTCTTACCTCCCGCCTGATCTCCCTCACAATCCCCAGACCAATGGTCAATATACTCGTGGCCTCCTGCTGGTGCTGCGTCTGTATCAGGGGGAACCCCAATATTTTCGCCCCTAAATGCAGCATCATAATCTGCCATTTCACTATTTATTGCGTCCTGAAATTCACAGGCAGCTTGCCTCATAGTTTTATCAGTACCATCCTCATTGGTTCCTAAAGACTTTTTAAATGCAGCAGCCCCAGGAGAGTTCAAACAATTTTCAATACGCAAATCATTAATTTCCATAAATCTATCTTCTTCAGCATTATTAGCAATTTGGTTAGGAGTATTTGCAGGTCTATTATCTTGGCACAGTTGAGTAAGTCTATTATTTTTTCCTTCTCCCATTTTTGTTCGACCATCACTACTACTGAGAGCTTTTTGTTCTGTCCCAAATTCCACATTTCCGTCAGAAGCTGAACCCAGATGATCGATTCCTACTCCTCCTCCCATCTCCTCTACTGTCTGCCCAGAGGACCCTTTTGCGGTACCATTAGCACATTGAGCTTTTTGAGCAAGAGCTTTTTCTAAGGGGTTAGCATCTCTCTCTGCTATCAACTTAGCTATAAGTTTATCAAAACTGGCTTGAGTTACTCTTCTTATGATATCTGCTTTTTGACCCTTTAGTTGCCCCGCCAACCCAGCAACCCAGGATTCCCTAATATCCAAATCTTCGGTCCATCTATTGTATCCCTGAGTCGAGTGTAATAGAATCAACATAGCTTTATTAGGGTCTGCATCCTGCCCAGCCATTGCCACTACAGCCCATGCTTGTTCTGGTGATAACCCTCTTTCATACACAAGAAAATCTACTATCTTTTCCACTATTTCTACGTCTTGCTTATCTTCATAGCGTAATAATAATCCATCCACATACTCGTTGCCCTCTGCTGCCATTGCAAACATACCACGAATCTCTTCAGGAGTTCCTTGTTTCTTAGCCTGTTCCCATTGTTCACTAATTTTATTAGCTAACTCTGTACACCTAGGAGTTTGTATCCCTGGTTGACACTCTTTACGATATTGGAGAGACAGATCATTCATAACTGTAGTAAACTCTAGAAGCAGTCCTCTTCGTGCAGTGAGTGTCCCCATTTTCACAGGCACCGCAACTTTAGGTATAGATCTTTGGGGATCATTGGCTACAAGTTCATTATGTGTATCAATGGCTTCATTTATTTGTTCTACCATGTTGCGATAAATATCTGTTTCAATATTTGATTTACTCCGATATTGAAAATACATAGAATTAACCCCTTCACCCCATAGGATACCATTTTTAGTAACCTGAGCGTTCTCAGCTACCTTACGAAGATCGGCTGGGTCTGGAGGTTTTCCTTCATGAATAGTTTTTATAATACGAGTGGCTACAGCCACTACTTGTAAAGCCTCTCTTTTTTTATCTGCGGTTATCTGAGTAGAACGAGCACTTTTTTGGGCAAGATTTCCCACCAACGATCTTCCACCAACATCCTCCTTTTCATCAGGGTCATAATCGGGATTGACAATTCTTTGTACAGTAGCGCGAATACCTGCTACGGCCCTATCCCATAGACCTCTAGTGGTAGGACTATAACCAGGGAACAATCGACTAGGACCACCATCTTCTGGGAAACCTAAATCACCCCCTGGTTTAAAAGAATCTTCTAAAGCCTGAGCTTCGCCATTAGCTTGTTCTTCTTGAGGATCTATAGGCTCCTCAATAGGAGCCCCTGGGGTTTCATCGTCAACAGCATCATCATCAGCGGTATCATCTGTCGGTTCCTCGGCTTCTTCTCCCCCAAATATTTGTCCCCAGTAGCTTATCCCTACTCGGGTCATTTTCTCATTTTTTTGATTACTATCAATAATCTTTCCAGCCTGAGCACCTTCCTCCCCTTCGGGGACAACAAGAACTGTTCCTGGAATAGGCTGTGGCTTTGCCTCGGTGCCCCCATTTTGTTGGTATACTTTAAAGGAAACCCCATTCTTTGCCGCGTAGGAAGCCCCTGTCTCGGCAGTGGTCCCCGCCCCCGCTAACGTTACTAACTCATCTATTAATTTTTGTTGTTCCTTATCTACTTCACCTTCCTCCTGCTCATGCATTGAAAGCTTAAACTTTCTCTGCTTTAGAAGGGAATAGCTATTAAGTAAAGCGTAGTAGTAATCCATATTTATTTATTATAGAAAAAAACCCAACCCAGAATTACCTAGGCTGGGCACTTTTCAATCCGATGTTAATTAATAATTTTACAAAGCTCTTGCCGTAGAAGGCATCGGCAAGTTGTCTGCACTGTCATGTTCCATAAAGTCATATTTAAATTGCATTTCAATAGTATGAAATTCGTTAGTCCCATAGTTAAACTCGGCTGTCTTCCAGCTAAAGGGATACACCCCAAACAAGCGAGTCTCCATTAAAGGTTGACCTTGAGCATCTAAATTAACAATTACTGCCTTAGAAGCTTTAAAGTTTCCTCCGTCGCCATTGAATTTGCCAGTGACAGGATTGTAAATACTAGAGAACCATGCCCAGAGTTTGTTAGCCACTTGGGGCTTATACAGGTTATCAAAGGTAACAGTAAGCTCTTCTGGTGAAGCTTTGCCTGGATAGAACACCTTGTCATTAACACGATGCACCTCAATAGCTTCTGAAGCAAATCCTACTTGTGAAACAACTTTGCAAGCTAATGTTAGATCGTCAGCTCCCTTATCGCTGAAATCAGCAGGCATTGTAAAACGCATTTCAAATTGATATGCACGTACTGAGTCTAGTCCTTCTGAAATAATCGGAAGCTCATCTCCCAGGTTGCTGCGCCTTGCTGTTTGATCGTTGGTAATAAAATATGCGGGATAAGATGCCATTTATATATCTCCTATGCGGTTCCTAATTGGGCAGATTGATTAGTAAGATTGAGTTCAAATACAACAATTTCAGCGGTCTTGGTAGGCTTAATAAGAACCTTACACCACATTTCATTTCTATCAACTCTTACTGGTGTGTTAGTGGTCTCATCACAAACCACCTTGAATTCCGTAATACCACGCTTACGTGCAATATCATCGAGCATAGGATTAATTAGATCCTGTACCCTTGTCCATGTAAATTGATCATTGGGCTCGAAGACTAGACGCTGAGTAGATGCAAGAATTTGTTTCTTAATATAAATCATCATACGCCTAATATTAATACGATCCAAAGCTGTAGGCTCTCGTTGCGTAGTTCTTTGTCCAAAGATAGCAATCCCTCGTTGAGGGAAATCAACGATAGGATTGATAACATTTCCACCTGAGTAAAGTGAATCCCTATCGCCTTGGTTAAGAACAACTTCCACATCTGTAGGCTTGGTAAGCCTTCCTCTCACCAAGCCAGCGGGAGCAAACCACGGCTCAGAAACATTATCAGTAATCGCTATCTGACGAGCGCCATAAATTTCGGGAGCTAACCAGCGATCTTTAGCATCAAAGACTTGGAAGACCTTAAGCCACGGCCAATACAGAGCAGCATATGAACTATTGATAGCAGTATCTCTAGCCGCCCCAAAACCATTACTCCAATTAATAGCATCTCCTGCCGAACCCACTGCGTAGGGAGGAGAAAGTAAAGCCAAGAAATTAGAGGTAGTTTCAGCCTTAGTAACGAGACCATTTTGAACAGCCTGCAAATCTCCCACCCCTGTTCCAGGGGCTAATGCAACAGAAATATTAAGAACATCATCATCAAGAGCTTCGATACCCGTCTTTCCACCATCAGACTCAACTGCTCCAATAACTGCGGCAGCCACTAAAGCGTCCGTAGCAGGAACTCCATTATTACCATTAGCTAAATTGTAAGTTCCTTGAACAAGCTTTAAGAAACGTGGATTACATGTAGCATTCCAAGTAATACCATTCTGAGCCCCATTAAACGGACCAGCGCCTACAAAAGATTCCAAACGCTTATCAAAAGTAGTCACTGCGGTAGGGGTAACATCAACTTGGCCTACATTAGAGCCTGAGGTTGTATAGCCTGTAATATATTGGGAAGTCTTAGCCGCATAATTCATCCCAATTGTTGTTTCAAGATATGCCAACCCAGAAGTAATGGTAGTCTTAAATTCCTCGGCTGCTGTCCCCAGATTGTTAACATCATCAAAGGTGCTTTCTCCCCCATTAACTTTTACTTCAAATGATACACCACTCGTACTTCCATCCGATTTGGTACCAGCATTATAACCCGCCCCAGGCCATAGACTCTTAACTAGGTATCCTACGGAAGATACATTAATGCTAACTCCTGAAGCGGTTACAGATGCTACTGGTCCTGGAGGATCAGTAGTCTCAACTGCTTGACCAAGAATTCCAACTGAATGAAGCATTGGTAGCCCAACATATATTCCATCATCTTGCTTGATTCCAGCACTTAGTTCGGTAGTAGCCCCAGATCCAGCCGCCAGCCCCACTATATAGGTAGACGCATCTAGGCTACTAGTAGCAGCAAATACCCCTAGACGGTCGGAGTCCATAGCTCCTCCCATTACCTTCTGAAGGCCAAGGGTAGTAGTTGCTCCGTTAATGGCGGACAAACTAAGGGTTCCTCTAGGAATAGAATAAGTTTTGGCATTTATAACTTTAGTGCGAGTATGATCATATACTGTTGCTATAATCTTCACATCCGAAGTAGCCAAATCAGCACTTCCAATAGCCGACATACCCACTACTCCATACTGAGCAACATCATTAGGCATCAGAATAGGATTGCTTGCTGTCCCACTAACAAGATGGGCTGGACATCCACCAAAATTAGCCAGAGCCGAAGCAGCGATTGCATTACTATCGGCAACTCTTACAAATCGCATCGAGTTAGTAGCCTCTAAAATTTCAAGAGCACCTTCGAGTGCTTGCCCTTTCAGATCTTCTGATGGTTCACCAAACTCATCTATTAATTGTCGAGGACTAGTGATTAAGGTTGCCTTTTCCTGGCTCTTGCCTGCAATAGGACCCCTAGAAGCGAACCCCACTATGCCAACAACAGATGAATTAATTGTTGGGGGATAATCTGATATATCTTTTTCTATTACGTATACACCTGGACTGACAAAATTGGGCATCTATATTCTCCTATGCGTTTCTAATAGTAATTAGACTGCGTTGTTGATATCTAATTACATCCTCAGTAATATAAGAAGCGGGAACCTGAATGGATTCACTCGGCTTTAAATAATAACTTTTAACTCCCGCCCCTGTTCTAAGGGGGAGACTCCAGCTTTGTAAACTCGTATTCATTATGATCTTCATACTACTGTACTCCTATATATCTACTCTATTTAGACATATTTTTTATCATTTATTTAATAGATTGTTGCATCTGTATTGAATTCTTGTATCTCCCCAGTGGAGGTAATAAGAAATTTAGGGTTAGGAATATAGGCTTCCAAAGAAACTTCAAAAGATTTTCTTAAAAGCCTCTCTTCTCGATCACTCACATCCAAAGTAGATTCATCAGTCTCCACATCTATAAATGCTGATGCTACATTAGTATAGGGATTTTTAATAACTAAATGAGGATTAAAGAGTAGCCGTATTTGTTCGGCAATCTGATCTACATTACTTTTATATTTAGTCCATATATTAATTCCATATTTAATATTAACAGGCCGTGGAGCCAGACTAATTACTCTGAATGCCCGCCTCTTCTCGTCGCTCCAAAATTTTTCCATCACTAAAGAGGGAGAATTTCTACGTCTATCATCATCATTATCAGATGTCTCTTGGTCAATAGAAATAATGGGAAGAATAATATTATTTTCCTGATTAAGCTTGGCTATAGTTCTCTCAGGATTTGCATGGACACATTTAATAGTAACTCTCTTGTCTTCAGAGTTAAGATAAGATAATGATCCCAGTTGAGAAATTACATAGCGTAAAGATTCTTTGTAGAAAAAAGAGATCTTATCTTCCTGCTTGGTTTTTAAAGCAATGGTATTCCGCGCCCAGACGTAAGGGTTGGTCGTAGTAATTGACGGAATATTTCCTGATGCGGTATACTCATTTATTACCCCAGTAGCCATTTATATACCCTCATAATTTTCTTCCCACGATTCTATAGAAAGAGGTCTTCCTAGATCTGGGCTAACTTCAGTCAGCGGGGCATCCTGCACATCAGCAGAATCCCTGAGAAGTTTAGCTGCACATACTAAATGATAGACTCCATAAATTTCAAAGCTATCTTCTTGAACTTCAAATATTTCATACCTTTGATTTTGAAAACGTGGTTGAATCACATCCCCTGGTTTTACTTCACCCCTAATTTTTTGCTGTATATAACTTTTATTGAAGATGAATAATTGATCGTTAGTTAATTCTATTCCAAACTGAGAAAGATTCTCCTCCAATACCTTGGGCTCATAATGACCATAAACTACAACAGGTTCTTTGGCAATAGGCTTATTTCTCTCCTCCATATAAACATCATCATACTCACTCTGGGACTGCATATATGAAAAGTATAGTAACTCGGAACCTGAAATCTTAATCATTTCATCATCTATTAGGTTGAAGAGATTAATATCAGGATTAGTAGGATCAAAAAAGTTTAAATCCCCTCCTGAATCCGCAATCTCGGGCAGAGGGGGTGGTGTTATGTTTACTTTATAATTTTTATTTACCACTTTAAATTTGTGCTCCAGCGACTGCTGCTAGTATAGCCAGGATAATGGTTATTGTTTGTGGGGTGAAAACTTCCCCCATCCATTTATCAAATCTACTCTTACCAGCATATTTATCTCTAGTCGCTTCCTTAATTGCCGCGAGTGCTTCTTTGTAATGCTGAGAATTAATCTCGTCCATTTTATGATGATTAATTAAATCCTTGTAGGTCTGAGCTAATTCAACCTTCACATCTGTAATGCCATCTTCCAGCTTACCAATCCTATTATAAATATCTTGTTCCATTAGTATGTTGAGAACCTTGGGGGCTCTTCGAACTCATTTAGTAATCTTTCTAATAACTTTTCTTTTTCTTCTTTTGATTCTTTTACTAATTCCTGACCATTTAATTTAGCCCCTCCTCCTGGGGAAGGCACCGTTGCATACTTTCCTCTTATCTGACCTAGAGTTCCCTTAGCACATGCTAAACCATATTGTTGCATCCAATTTCTATAAGCAGGATGGAGGGTATTAGAATCTAATCCCCTATAAATAACGATCACAGTTTGATCACTTGTTACAGGCTTAGGAGAAATATGTAAGTATTCATTATTTAAGACAGTAAAGGATCCTTCTTGCCCTAAAATCTTGCGAGTCATCTCTAAGTTTTGTTGAAGCAGATAGAAATCTCCTATACCAAAGTTCTGAAAGAGAAAATTATCTTGAAAGTATTTAATGAAAAAGTCAAATTCTAAAGTTCCCGCTCCCTGCTGAATAGATAAGAGGGTTTTTTTATACACCACATACTCTAAATTATTTAAAATATAAGTAGGTAATCTGTAAGTATTGTAGCCTGCGGTAGTATTAAATACTACAAATTGAGTAGCGAAAAGCGGGGCATGATTATACATGGTCCCAACAGCCTCATCAATGCAAGTTTTAATTTGATAAGGCGTAAGCTCTACTCGCACCACAGGATGCCCTAGTTGAGCAAGGATATAATCTTTAATAGTTTCATCAAAATGAGTCCACTCAACACCATCCACCATTGTAGTAGCATTAAGTTTTTCAATATCAATCTCCCCACTAGGCTTACCCTCAGTTACCCACTGACCAGAGTAGGGAGTATAACTATTTCCCCATCCTGCAAGTTTAGGTGTAAGTGGCATTATTTATATCCTGTTTACTCTTAGGCTTTTCTTTCTTAGTAGAACGACGAGGAGTTGGGGATGGGATGCTAATAAAATGAGAAGAGGGAACTACTTGAATATCTACTTCTTCTCCTGGAGCAATAGAAGCTAACTCATCATTAACCAATAGAACAGCGGGTACGATCCCCACATACTTATATTTCATATTCTGCCTCCATAATATATAGGTAAAACGAAAGAGCTAGGAAACTAATTTCCTAGCTCTTTCATATAATCCAACTATTTAGTTGGTCTAATTACTACACACTAGGTGAGGTAACCGTTGTCGAGCCGACTGGTCCACCGTATGGCTTGAACATGTAGTTGGCGTTGATTCCAACAAGTCTAATAATACGATAGAACCTACCAGAAGGAGCAACAGCAGCCTTTCCATACCGAGTGATAATTCCCTTCCTGGGCTGGAAGGTATCAGGATCGGTGATCGTTGGCAGTTGCTGGAGGGGGATGTATGGTGAGTATACAAAACCCGAATCCATAGGACCATTGCCCTTATAGCCTAGCATGATCTCATCCTCAGGATACATAGGATCAACATACAGATCATACTTACCAGCAAGCTTACCCTTCAAGGTAACAGCATTACCATTGAGGTTGGTAGGCGCATCCTTAAACATCGCTCCACCCTCTAGCTTCGCAGCGGACTCAAGCATGGCCGCGATGATGGGAGAAGTAACAATCCAACTAGCTGGTCCACGGAAAGTGGTCTTGTACACATCATTAGCAGCAAAGTTAATTGCAGCTAACAGGTTAGCGTATAGCTGACCAACGTGCTGTGGAGCAAACCCACCACCTGTATTATCCCGCAAGAAGCTTCCTGAAAGATCCAGAAGGAACACATTGCTATTAGTACCACTAGGGTTAAGGGTATTACCCGAATTAGCAAATGCATAAAGGAATTCATTCGGAATGAAACCTTCCACTCCAGCGGCACCAGCGGTCTTACTTTGTGCTGGAACTGGTCCTAACGTACCCGTTTGAGGGAAGCTATTGGAACCATTAGCCGTATCCAACGAATCGCGGTTCCATCCACTAATAGATTGAGGGTCATACGCTAACATGCGAAGATCTTCAATTAACTCACGATCAATCTCTAAGGAAAGTTCCTTAGAAAGAAGATCAGTAAGCTCACCTTCA